ACTCTCTCCTCCATCAATTTCAACAGTGTGAATTATATTGCTTTCTCCCATTTCATTGTTATGTACAACGTCATATATTACAATTTCATTCTTTGCCGCAAAATCTTTGCTGGCCATTTCATTACAAACAGATATAACATCGTCTTTTCTCTTAACATCTTTTTTCATCAAGGTTCCTAATTGTCGTATTTTAGCTGCTTGATGACCATATCTACTAGTTCTAATAATTGTATATTGTTCTGCCATTAAATGTTATCCTTATGTTTCCTATAGAGATTAGACATTTTATCTCCGATAGATGAGTTTGTCTTTAATTGAGCTACAACGTTATTGGCTGACAAAGATGGATTAATACTGTCAAGATCAGACATATCGTTTATCTTTATCAAAGACTTTCCATAATCAATGTTGATAGTAAAATTAACATTGGCACTACCCATTCTATTCTTACCAATGTGAAAGTACTTTTGTGAGAAAGTACCGAAAAAATCAACAACTTGAGCCTTACTGATAGCCTCTCCAATTTTGTCCATAGTAATAATCTCATCATTAAAACCCTCTCTATTAGTTTGAGTAGCTGTCCATATAGGAAATTGAGATTCCATACAAAAACTTCTTATATCTTCTGTTATGGCCTCTAACTCAAATCTTTTCTGATCATAACCTCTTCTGGATTTCATTAAATCTAAGTAATCAATTATTATAAGATCTGGTTCAAAACCTTCAGATATTAATCTTCCTATATGGAATTTTATTGTGTTAACCGTTGCTGATTTTGTTGGATACTCTTTTATTACTAGTTTACCACCGTTAAACATATTGAGTCTTTGTTCCCACTCATCAACTCTTGAGTACAATTCTTTCACAGGTATACCGGTGATTCGTGCATCATATCTGTGTCCTATGTTTTTCTCACTTAATTCAAAAGAATAGTGAACGACATTCTTACCTGCAGCAAGTGCACCATATCCGAGGTTTACCAAGAAAAAAGACTTGCCACCTCCGGTAGGGGCCATAATCATACCAAGTTCACCAGAGGCCAATCCACCGTCTAAAACATCGTTGCTATCAATAGCCTTCCATCCTGTAGGAATAGGTGTACGTTTTTGCACAACAGATCTATTTGACAACCCACTAAAATAGTCATGACCTAAATCTGTTTCTGAAGTTATCTTTAAAGCGTGTTCTATTGTTCTTTGAATCTCTTCGTACTTACCTTCTTTCAAGAGTTCTACAGAACTTATAATAGCATTTCTCATGGAACCATTTTTGCACATCTCAAAAGCTTTATCTTTTGTGTACTCTAAATCAGTGTGATCAAACTTCTTATTTAGATCTACAAGTACAGTCAACATAGCTTCTTTTAAATCACCATCTGGATAATTAGCTAATTCTGTTTTTAACATATCATATGTAGGTACAGAATTATATTTTTCATACAACTTGCAAACCTCGACCCACATAGCTCTATGTGGTTCATAAGTAAAATAATCTTCCTTCAATATTTCATATATTTTTTCAAAAAACTTTCTGTCTGCGAGAACCGACTTAAGAACTCTCGTTTGGAATTTATTACCAAAAGACTCAAAATTTTGATTATCAGACATTTTTTTCTCCCAATGATTTTTGTAATGATGCAAAAGTACTAGTCCACTCAGATGCATTATTAGGTGATACATCTTCTGTCAATAGTTTAAGCCTAAACTTCATAGGGTTAAACTTTGGTTTGTTATTTTCTAAACAATAATTTATATAATCCATATCCTGTATTGTTAGATTTACTTCATGTAGCTGAACTAAACCATAGTTTTGTTCTATTAAGTCTTTGTTATCAATGTACTTTTGATATTTTTTATTCTTGTTCATAACCTGTTCTGCAGCGTAGGTAAAAATATCATTTGTGGAATGTGCCTTCTCTTCTTTCAAAAAGGGGAAATCTTTTTTAAAAGTTTTCTCACCTACTCTTGGTACACCATTTATCTTATCAGATTTATCTCCACACACAGCCTTTAATAAAGTGTAATTAGGAGACCAACATTCTTCTTCATTAATCATGTATTCTATATCTATAACTTGACCATGTTTTTTATTTATCTTAACTGGCCTGTACACAGATGTGTTTTCATCTACTAATTGAAAATAATCCTTATCTGTTGATACTATTACTTTTTCATATCCTTTAAATGTGTTGTTTACCATCCAAGCAATGATATCATCAGCCTCTTGATATTGCACAGCTATTTGGTGCACAGGTAGAAACTCTAGCGTTTCCTTTAGAAGTTGTATTTGTCGTACCAGAGACTCTCTCTCATCCTCTTCTTCATGTTCAAAAATACGATTAAGACCAACCATCTTCCTACCTTCTTTGTAAGAGGTTAAAGTCTTTCTTCTTCTTTCACCAGATTGCTTTCCCTCCCACGCTATAACAACCTCATCCGCGTCAAGTTTATTGATAAGAGAACGTAGACTAGATAATGTACCATAATAACCACCTACGTGTTCTCCGTTAACATTAGTTAATGTAAGAGCAGAAAAATTACGAATAAACATATTCATTAAATCAACAAAAATAACTTTTTTCTTCATTTTACATACCTTTTTGAGCGTAGTTATCCATCGATATTACTACACGTTTTTTTAAAGAGAGAATTAAAGACATTGACCGTAAGATGGTCTGACCTGTTTTCTTCTATTTTTTAGAAAATTCTTTATAAATATAAAGCAAAAAAGAGAAAAGTAACCCAAGTTTTTTCACTATAATATAAAAAAATTTAAATACATTTATAGTGAAAAAACTTGGCATTTTTTTAAATCTCTTCGTCAGATTTTACTTCTTCTATGATCTCGTCTTGATAAGATATTGTCTTGTGTTGTTCTGTAACTAATGCCTTTTTTACAAGTACAGCACAATCCTTTTTAAACTCTGGATTTTCGTCTACATAATCCAGAAAACTTCTATTTTTAAACTCATGAGAAACACCGTCTATTACAATAGCACTCTTTTGAGCTGAAATCTTTTGAGCTACTCCGGCTTTTAAGAGTACATCTAACCAATTCTCATGATCTACCAATCCACGATTAAAATAAACTTTGAACTCACACTCTCCCAAAGGAGGCCCAAATCTATTTTTTATTATCTTAGCTCTTACTTTAGCTCCGATAATTTTATTGTCAGAACTTTTTATTTTACCTGCGTTAAATAGTTTGATTCTAACAGAAGCCATGAAAGGTAGTGCACTACCACCGGGAGTTATGGTATCGTCCCCAAACATAACCCCTATGTTCTTTCTAAGTTGATTTAAGAATACTAAGGATACATTGTGTGTTCCAATCATCCTTATAGTCTTTCGCAATCCTTGACCCATTCTACGAGCAAATAGACCTATAGTATTTTCATCATAATCATTACGAACTTCTTGATCTGTTGAAGTTGCGGCAACTGAGTCCCAGACTATACAAACTTGCCTATCTGGTTCGTTAGCTTTTATAAGTTTAATTATTTCTTCAATAGCAGAAAATACTTTTTCTACTGTGTCAACTTGTACGAGAGTAAATGGTGAATTATAAGGATCTAAACCTAATAATTGAAGAAAACTTATATTAGCTGCATTCTCTGTATCTATGAGAACGGGAACACCACCTTGATCCAAACAATCTTTCAATATTATGTAAGACAACATTGACTTACCTGTTTGAGATTCTCCGCTTATTTCAACAAGTTTACCTACCGGTATACCGCCTCTTTTATCAGCATCATTATTTATAATTGTATCTAATTGAGCAGAACCTGTGGTGTACCAATGTTTAACCTCTGTAGGTGTGTCATCCTTACCCATAACATAAGCAACACCTCCTAACTTTTGGTTAAGTTGGTCTACTAGTAGATCATCAATTATAGAATTATCACTCTTCTTTTTTGAAGGTGACTTCTTTTTAGCGGGCAATTTTTATTCTCCTAAAATAAAAATGTGGGGGGAAACCCCCCCCACATAAATTTAATTACTGTTACTACCTAAGATACCTGCGAACTTCTTACCTATAGCATCATTGTCTCTAGCTATAGGTGCTTCATCAAAAGGGAGGTCATCCTCGTCCTCCTTGGCCGAGGAATAACTCTTAGCTGAACCCATAGAACTGTTATTTGTTTCTTCACTTGTTCCTGCAGGGTTTAGATGTGCGTCTAACGCTTCCTTAATTTCATTGACATCAGACATTGGGAAGATGTTATCAATATTTTCAACACTGTCGATAACAGCGTCGAAGTCCTGTTGATTTCCGTCAACCAAAGTACTTGGGGTAATATCCAAAGAAATATCAACTGGATATACCCAATCATTAAATCCCTTCTCTACTTGTACAATAAGATCCATACCTTGATTAACATCTGTAATATCAATGTTTCTCTTCAAAGCAATCTTAGCTGCATTTAAGATCTTATTGTAAGTGCTACGTGGCGAGTTAGAAGCTGAAATTGACCACCAACGAGCTTGTGTGTTAGATGGAGAATACAAACTATCCTTGTTAGGGCCTTCCTTTACTATGATGGGAATAAAAACCCTAGTTGATACACTCATAGATTTTGCTAAATCCTTGAATGTTTCATCTTCAGTCTTATTATACTCTGCCCAAGTAGTCTTTACAAAAGAACAAACTGGACACTTTTGATTACCGTGTTTTTCTGGACATACAAAAGTCCTATCATTAATCCTATAATGAAAATTAAACTCTCTAAATGGCATTTCTTCGTCATACTTATAAGGTACGATACGAATAGTGTGTTCACCCTCATCAAGTTTGATCATGTTGTCTGAACCAGAGCTGTTATTGCTCTTCTTCTTTTCTGGATCAAACCTATCAAGAGCACTTTGGATCTTTTCCAAATTAATAGCCATGTATTTTCTCCTATAAAAAAGTTAAAGAATAACCTATTACTTTGTTGTGGAATAGTATAATAAAAAACAAATCAAATGTAAACTAAAAAATAATTTAATTTTCACTTGCAACTTCAAACCAAGCTTGGGTTGTTTTAGGAAACACCTGCAACATTATATCCTTTAGTACTCTTGCATATTCTTGTATTTCTAACTGAGAAGTTGCTTCATCTCTAAGTTCAATAAAGTTCATAATAGATTGGAAAGAAGCAGTCCAATAAACCTTTGTATATAAAGTTAATGGAAGAATAGATCTAGCTTGTTCTCTTGCAACTCCCATCTCCAACATCTTCTTGTAACTTACAATTGCTTGATCTTGTGCTTCACACCATAATGTTCTTGCCATTATCTGATCAGTAATCAAACCATCAGAAGCTTGTTTGTTATCTTCACTTTGTTTACGAAAAAAATGGGGGTTGTAAAACTCATCATATGGAACATACCTACCACTAATCTCATTCCACGCGTGGTCTTTCGTAGAATGTGTCGATGTTGTTTCAGCTCCTACTACATGCTTGTACCATTGTCTCATAACAAACTCTGGAGCTTTTATAATGAACATACAATGTTGATGTCTGAATGGAGAAAAGTGTTTATGTTTGATAAGGTATTTTATTAACCTATAATCTTTATTTTTATATTCTTCACTAACTCCATCAAAAGACACTCTTGCAGCATTTACTGGCGTTAGATCTGTTCCTAAGTTACCTACTAATTCTACATACCCCTTATCTAAAACATCTATTTTCATGAAGAAGCTCTTGCAATCGAAGGATTTTCTAAAGGAATAGTATCTTCTATTTGCCTTTGTGGGGCAATTTTTGGTTGATCAACAACCTCATCTTGATCAAGAACAATATCAATAATATTCTTCAAGGTAGAACTTTTTATAGATTCAGATACATGAATAACAATAACGCCATTGGCCTCATCATGCATCAAACCTTTTAACATACTCTGCATTTTATATCTCCATAGGGTTTAATGTTTTGTCATCAATATATATTGAAGCATAAATTTTCCTAGACAAAACATTGTTATCTTCTTCGTACAAATTATCATTAACTTTGTCAAAGAATAAGTCTTCATTGTTACAAGCCTCTAAAGCCATTTCCAAAGCTTCTCCATCTCTACAAGTCCAAAGTATTGTCTTCCATCCCTTAACCTGCATTTCTTTTACGTAATCTATATTTTTTTCTATGGGTGCGCCAATTTCTGGATATCCTTCTTCACTTCTCTCAAAAAGTGTATTATCAAAGTCTATAGCGGCTATCTTTGGGTCGCGATAAGTACCAGAAATAAAATTTATTTTTTCCTCTAAACTTAGATTACTCATAAAACTCTTCAATGTCTTCTTCTTTTAAGTTGTTTATGTCCACGTTTCTTAAACTGCTTTTAAGGTTTTTCCGACTGGAGCCTTTTTTCTTATCAGAAATCTTTCTCTTTCTATCCAACATATCGTCAATATTTTTTTCCCTGCGGCGATTTGTACGAGCCAATCTACTATCTCCTGTATTTTTTTTCTTTTAAAGTATCGATAAAATATTTTGCTCTACTTAAAGTGGTGTGGCTTTTTAACAACTTAACAAAACCGTTATAAGCTATATCTTTGGATTCTTTTTCATTATTGATATAGTATTCAATTTTTTCTATTAACTCACCTTCATTATAATAAAAAACAATTTCTTTGTCAACTTTTAATTCATCATAATAAAGTAAGTCATCTATTGGTTGTTGAAACAAGAGGCATCCATTAGCTAATGATTCAAACATTCTTCCAGTTAACTTTCCGGCACCCCACGCATCTACTGAAATTTTTGTGTTTTTTAGCAAATCATAATACGCATCGTTATGTAATTTACCAACTATAGAATCTATTCCAGTTTTAGTACCTCCCATTACTGGATCTCCAACATACCATTCAAAACCAGAGTACTTACTGTCTATAGTGTTTTTTATTTTATATCTATGATTTCTATTATTATCAGTTGAGAGAAGGCAACAAACTTTTATCAATTTGTTATCCCATATTTTTTCGAAAGAATTATATAAATTATTTAAGTCGATGTTGTTATTAAAAAAATATCTATTTTCTGCAGCAAAGGGAAATGGTTTAACATTTAATATTTTATTTTCTTTTAATAATTCTCTTTTAAAATAAAGAACAAAATCTTTAGGGTCAGCAGTAAAATCCATACTATCTGACCCATCCAGAAAAATTACTTTATTTATGTCATAAAACTTTTTAACAAGGTCGTATCTAACCCATCTGTTAGAAGTTGTAACAATAAAATCGCAGCTCTTTACGTACTCTTCTATATCTTGTTCTGATATAGTATAATCTTTATAATGTTTAGCATAATTAGAATCAGAAACGCATTTAAATATTATATCTTTATTATTTTTGCAATACTCATGTAATCCCTCTATTAGGGTGGCTACTGTATAATCATATTCACTACATTGTACAATTAATAATTTTATATTTTCATTATTAACATACTTTTTTAAATTCATTTTCTGTTTCTTTTTCTTGATTTTCTTTTCATTCTATTTTTGTTTTTTCTTTTCATCCAAAACTTATCATTTCTGTCTTTATTAGAAACACTTCTTTGCTCTTCTTTTTCAGAATAAGTTTCTTCCGATTTTTCTGACATTGAATTAGATAGTTGGTTAGCTAAGTTCATTTTACAGCCACCACTCTTGACACCATAATATCATCCAGATGTTTCCATCCTTTTAACCTGTGTTCTTTTACTTTAAAATTGCACTTAACTATTCCTTGATCCCAATATAAATTATCATGAGGTTGGAAGTAGTGAAACCAATCATCTGAAAGTTGAGTAACATGAGTAGGATCTCTTCTGTACCCCCATTCACCGTATGGAATCTCCATGTAAAATTCACCATTTGGTTTTAGTATTCTGTATATCTCGTTCATCAAATGAACCAATGGCAGTAATCTATCAACCCTACCTTCATCATTCTTTATCCAAGCACACTTAGGTATATGCTCTACAACATCAACAGCTTGTACCAGATCGACAGATGATGTATCTAAAGGTATATCATCAAAACCCAAGTTACATATGTGATCAACAAGATGTCCTTTTTCTATATCAATACCTATGTTAACCCAACCTTCAATATCTCTTCTGTTGTTTCCACAACCTAATTCTACATGAACTTTTTTACCAGTATTGTCTATACTATTTTTTCTTAGGTTCATTTATGTTGGCCTCACAATATTTGATTCCATCATCTTTTTAAACTCTTCATAAACTGGAGGTGGTAGTTGCATTGTGTAACAACCGGGGCATACTAAACACTGGAACGAATCACCCATATTGAGAGATAAAACTCTCTCCCCCGATTTAGATTCATACCCACAACACTTGCAAGTCCAAACGTTATCTGTTTCTTCTTTTTTTTCTTCAGACATTATATTCTCCTTTTATAGCTTCTCTGACGCATCCATAAATTGCTTGACTGTTTCTTTGCTATATGGATGACATATCATTGTTTCTAAAAAACTTGGAGGAACAGTAACTATATCTGCTCCAGAATCTATCCATTCTACTATATTTAATGATTCTCGTACAGATCCAACAATTATTTTAGAATCAAGTTCTGCAGAAGTAAGTATATTTTTTAGTTTCACTATTTCTTCATTGGTATTGTATCCCATATTATTAACTCTGCCACCAAACAAAGAAACATATGTAGCTCCAGCTAGAGCTGCTAAGAAACATTGTTGTGCACTCATCATAGCTGTTACATTAACTCTGATATCTTTTACTTGTTCTAATATCTTGATAATACTAAGATTTTCTTTACCTTCTTCATCGTGTATAGTTACTTTAACATTTATGTTATCCGCCCATGAAGAATATTCAGAAGCTTGTGCTAATATTTTTTGCCAATCATTAGTTGTTACTTCTATAGAAAGTGGGTATGGATTTATCATATCAGATACGCCCACGGCCCATTCTTTGAGTGATTCATATTCCCCCAATCCATTAGAAAGAATAATAGAAGGGTTTGTTGTAACTCCTCTTATAACACCCATTTCGTTGTACTTCTTTATAAGATTGACATCACTCGTATCCAAGAATATAGACATTTAATTACTCCTTATACTTAGTTTCCCATTTAGTATTATAATACATTATTTCTGGATGTGAAACTATTAAGTGAGAAAAAATAGATTGAAAACCTTCTGTGTGTGGAGTAATATAATTTTTAGAAATAGGGTCGTACATATTTATGGGGATGATTACACATGCATCAGCCACTTTCTTAGTGTAACCTCCGTTGGGGCCAATGATACCAACTATTTTAGCTTCTGTTTCCTCCCTAACATATTTAAGCAAGTTAACAATATTATTGCTTATATTTCTTTCTGCATCTCCACCACCAACAGAGAAAACGAATACTAAATCACTCTCTCTTAACTTGTTTAACTTTATCCATTCTACATAACTGTTATTCCATGAATCATCATTAACTCTGGCAGTTAATTCTGCCACATTATCAGTAACACAGTAACTTTCTATATTTGCTATTTTCCTAAAATCATTTACAGCATGGGATGCATGTGCGGCACCCCCTCCAACTCCAACAAAGAAAATTCTACCGTTGCGGTATTTAACTTTCTTTATTTCACTCAATACATTTTCAATATCATCCTTGTTTACTTTTTGTAATATACGTATTGAGTCTTCAATATAGCTTTCTAAAAAACTATCCATCGTTTTCCTTTTTCTTTATTAGTGAAGTTATTGTTTTTCTGATACCATCTTCAAGACTTGTCATACAATTCCAATGACAAAAACTATTAACATATTCGCTATTAAGAATTACTTTTTCAGCTTCGTTTACTCTAGAATGTCTCCACTCTATGTCTCCTTTTTCTGGAATGTCTTCTGTAAACTCAGAACAAACTTCCCACACTAAATCATAAAGATCTAATATTGTTATTGGATTTCCAGACCCTACATTAAAGGTAACAGGGTTTTTCATGGTCATTCTATATTCGATAGAGTTGAAATGTAAATTAACTAAATCATCTATATAAACAAACTCTCTAATCTTGCTCCCATCTCCATATATCAAAGGCTTTGATCCACTCAACAACTTTGATGCAAAACCTCCAATCACTGGAGGTACTTCTCTCGTCAAATCCATAGAAGGTCCATATATGTTTGAGTACCTAAATCCAGTAAACCCTATTCCATTAACTGAGCACAAAGATCTCAACAAATGAGATGCTGATGATTTAGTTATAGCGTATATACTGTTAGGGCTAAATGCGTTCGGAGCAACATATTCGTTATACATTTCTCCCTCTTTTAAATTTATGTTATCATAAACTGCAGAGGTATCTGCAAAGTATATGTGCATTACATTACTTTTAACACCTAAGTCAAATACATTAACACTACCTATTATGTTATCGTTAATGGCTTCTTTCGGGTTTAAAAAACAATACGGTATATCGCCTATAGCAGCCAAATGAAATATACAATCTAATTCTAAATCAAAATCCATATTTCTTTTTATATCATGTTCTATAAATTCAAAATTAGGATTAGATAACATACCTTCTATATTTTTCTCGTACCCTTTAGAAAAATTATCAATTCCATAAACGTACCAACCTTCGTCAAGGAATTTTTTTGCTGTGTGAGATCCTACAAAACCAGCTGCACCCGTTATCAGAACTTTTCTATTCATTGTTCTCCTCATGCATTTTCAATATTCTTTTGTACACGTTAAGATGATCTTTACTAGACAAGTAAGGAGTTGAGTTTTTACTCCAGTTAGAAATACAATTTTTGCTAATTTTATTGTAATCTATATCACCATTAACAAAAGACAACATTAATCTTTTGTATCCTTCTTTATCTTGAGGCAACACAACAAACCCACAATTATCTATTGATTCAACATGGCCGTTGAAAGGAAAACCATAATGACTTATAACAGGTTTACCGTGAGAAAATGCTTCCCAAATATTTAATGGATTACACTCACCATCTTTTCTACTGTGAGCTAAGACATCTATTGTGTTATAAAAAGATGAAAGTCTTTTTTCATCTGTAGTTCTATCTATGTACTTAAAATTTTTCACGCCGAGCCGTTCAATATCTTTCAATAATAAATCAGATGGAGCAACAGCAAGGTAACAAACATCATTTTCTTTTTCTATATCATAATATGATTCTATAGCTATTGGATCATAGATGTTGTTGTCGTCCCGACCAATACGACCAAAAACAAAAGTATTTTTATCTATACCAAGTTCATCTCTAAGATTATTTTCTGAGCATGGAGGGCAGACAGGTATACGTACTATGCCGTGATTTTTTTCATTTTGTTTCTTACATAAATTTCTTATATGACTTGAAACATAAATAACAGATTCAATATCTATGGTGTCGTCTTGATTGCCAAATGTTGAAGTTGAGACAAAGTACTTTGTGTTTTTCTTTATGTCATTAACAAAAGGAAACTCTGGTATACCTGCAGAATATCTATGCATTATGAAAGGTTTTATTTCTTCTACCTTCTTTACGAATTCACTTTCATCTTCATAAGATATCATGTGATCTTCATCTAATATATCTTTGAAATAAACTTCTCTTGGATTGTTACCATTACTTCTGTAAGCCAAGTAATGTTCAAAGTGTTCGTCCTTCAAATAATATGGCATGTTTATTTGTATTAACTTTTCAGTGCCACCCATAGTAAGTTCATTGGTGTGATGTATTACTTTAGGTTTATTATTATAATCTAAATTTTCTATTAATATAACTTTGTTCTTATTTTTCTTTAAGTTCATTTATTCTTTTTATCTCATCTTGAATGTACCACGAAGCCTTTTCTAAATCTTCGATATGAGTTTTGTCATCCTTAACGCCAGCTCTCCACAAATATTTTACAGCATTGCCAACATTGAAATTCATATGTCGTATAACATCTATACATTCTATTCCCGAAGGATTATTATTATAATGGTTAGGGTGATTAACCATTTCTTTATTTTTCATTAAGCACCTACTTGATAAAGTTTTCTATATTATCACCTTTTAAAATATCATTCTGTTGAAGTAATTTCTTTTTTGTATTTATATCATGTATGTGGAGAACGTGATTTTCTTCATTCCAACTATACCTTGGGTGTTCACCTCTAAACATTACTTCCCAATAATCATCTAATCCGGCATCTTCTTTTTTAGCAGAATATGAAGTATACAATGCATTCAGCATCCATTCTTCAAATATGTTCCATCCAGTTTTTCTATATTCTTCTTTAAGAATATCCTTCTCTTTTCTGAAACCAAGTACTTCTTCTTCTATTAAGTCTGGTATGTGTTCTGTTTTGAATATAAACATATCTGTCAATGGTCTACCAAACATTATGTCTTTACCTGTAGAAAAATATTTATCACCTATGTTATTAAATAAATTAAGAAAACTTTGTTGATTCAAAACCCAAACATCAGAATTCATTATCATAGTATATTTTTTATTTAATGTTTTTGCAAAATCCAACCCTTTTTTGTAAAGATCTAATGCACCTTCTTGATATCCTCTATTTTTTTCTACTCTTAAAAAATTGTTTTCTCCAACACCAGTGTATAGTTGTTTCATGTCTCCGTTGTAAACATGAGAAACCCATATGTCTTTTCCAAAATCGTAATTCTTTCTTATTATATCTAAATTCAAATAAAAATTCCACTGCTTGTCATAAGTCAAAAGTACGACATGAATATCTTCTGGATTAACCATTCTCAATATCCTTATATAGTTTAAAAGATTTTAATTGCTTCTTATAACTTTTATCATGTACACAATTAACAGGATACAAATAATATTCTTTTTTGCAATTTTTTATAGTTTCATGAACTGATCCTTCAAACCTTAAATTATTTCTAAAAACTCTTTGTTGAAAATCTGGATAATTAACCCAACCAAAATTATTAATTCTCCACCCTTTACTTTCAACAAACTGTTGCAACTCTTGAATGCCAATGTCATTGTATGTGTTTATTCTTGAAACATTAATACATTCAATGTTTAACCCTTCTGACTCTCTTATGTACCAAGATAATTGATTCCAAAAAATATGCTCATAAGTTTCATCAGCATCTATAAACACAACCCATTTTTTCTCTGACATTTTTATAGAATTATTTTTTTGTACATCAAACTTCTTATCCCATTTAACCACATCCAATTTTAATTTATCATCTGGAATAATATGTTTTATTATATCTACTGTTTTATCTGTGGAACAACCATCAACAACACAAAATTTATTATCTATATAAGGTTTAACATTGTTAAGTGTTCTTGCTATATGATCTTGGTCATTATAACTTATCATACAAACATCATAATCAACATGAGGTCTTTCTTTGTTATCAATAATGTACCTTAACTTATCATAAACATCTGCAGCTTTTACACAACCCAGTTCTTTTAGTGGATATTTACCATCTTCCTTAGTATAAAGTTGCGATCTTGATTCTATATAACAATTGTTCCAAAAATCAGATGGTCCGTGGGGAACGTGGTTTTGAATGAAAAAGTGATTCTTTGTATAAAAACAAAAAGTTGGTATACCAGCTCTTGATGTTACTTCCCAATCCCAGCTGTTACAAAAAACGCCACCATCAACTGTTTGCAAAAACGATATTGTTTCTTCTACTCCCATTCTCTTATCTAAGACTCTGTAACCCTCTGTAGTGAGTTCTTCTATTAAACCCCAATCCTCATCACCATAACCGACGAAAGCTGGTGTATAACCATTGTTGCAAAGATTAATACACAACTGCCTCCATTCATCCCTATCCCAAAATCTTTTGTTTTCTAAATCACTCCCATATCCCTCTGCGTTTCCAGATTTTGTCAAAGGATGTACAGCTATACACTTGTCTTGAACTTCTTCATTTTTTTCACTACAGGAATATGAGTATGGAAACTGCATCTGATACTTATAAAAAACAGGTTCTTTATTTTGAAATATTTCTTCACAAAAACTCCAGTCTTCTAATATGTCTCCTTCACTTACAACATTTTGTTGCAAGAATTTTCTCATATCTGGTATTTGATTGTGAAAATTAAAATTCTTTATGATGTTGGCTTTATAACCTTCTCTCTCTATTTGTTCTTTACTGAACTGAACTGACTTACCATATCCGCCGAGATAGAAAATTATTTCGTAGTAGGGATATTTTTCCTTTACCGCAGGCAGTCTTGTTATTGCGGAAAGTGTATCACCAAAACCTGCTAATTGAAGTATGATAAATTTTTTCAATTATTTCTTTCTTTCAATATATTTGTTGTAGAATAACCTTTAATTAGATCTGTCTTTATAACTTTTCCACCATATGATTCCACAAAGTCTTGCCCAACTATTTGATCTGTACTGCCTCCCTTTATAAGAACATCTGGCATTAAAGTTTTTATAGTACTCAAAGAACTAATATTATCTATCTCTAATACACCATCTACGTAGCCAGTTTCTAATATTTTCTCACATCTTTTCTCAAATGTCTCAACTGGTCTGGATAATCCTTTTAGTTGCGAAACTGATCTATCAGAATTAACACCTACTAAAGAGATAGAGTTAAATTCTTCTTCGTTAAAATATTGCATCGTACGCAAAACTCTCAAATGGCCAGGGTGAAGTAAGTCAAAACAACCATTCGTAAAAACTAAATTTCTTAGAAACGATCTGTTCTTTATGAAAAAGTCTATATGAAATAACATTACTCTGGGCCTATCTTGTCAACTGCTGCAGAGACTATGCATTTTTCAATATACGAATCTATCTTATCTATTGTGTCATTTCTTTTCTTGTTAAAAACAGACACATCATCAGCTGCAGCCAGTCTTTCAGAATCTGTTAGACCTTTATCTCTTCTTATATCTTCCAGATCCCACAGAGTTTCATTGTACTCTTTTAAATTCTTTATTAAATCTGTTAAACTATCTGGAGTAAAGTCTCTAACATCTTTATCATATATCTTATGTTTTGAAAAAGTTATAGGTCTATTATTGTTAAAACCTTCAACAAGTATATGTCCTATTTCTAGCAACATCCAACCTATCTGACAATTTATGTCATATAAAACACTTTCATCTTCTACTACACTAGATCTCTTTTCGGCTATGCTGATTTTATCAAACAGTGAACCTACCGTATCCATAAGAACCTCCAGTTAAGACTTAATTAAATTGTAGTACACAAATCCGTTACCGTTGTCTCTGATTTCTTTGATAGAAAAACCGTTCTCAGAAAACAATCTTTCTACTCCGTCTTTATCAAAAATGTTTATATTTTCTCCTATTGAAAATATATCAGATCTTTGATCTAAATCATCAACATTTACAACTTGAATACCAAGTACGCAACTACCATCATCAGTAATGTTTGAGTGAATATTTTGCAAAAGCTTTTGTGGTTCAGAAACTTTATCTAACATATCATTGCAAACTATTACTTGATAGTTTCCTTCATAAGAATCGGTATCCAAAGCATCCTTGACAGTAACTCTGCCTTCTTCCATATCATAAACAATCTTTGATTTATCTACACTCTTAGAATTAATGTCTATGCCGTACGCATCCATATCAAAGTTTAGAAGGCGCCGAGTTAAGATCCCCATATTGCATCCTAAGTCCAGCACTTTTCCACCGTTGTGCAATTTGGAAACAAAATCAAAAGGTATGGTTAGGTACTCTTCAAAATAATCTTCTGTATCCTCTTCGTAATATTCACTAAGATCCAAATTTTGATCTGGGTGATAAAACTTATTTTCTCTTTCTAATCCATAATCACTTTTGTAATAAGCCAAACCACCAACTATATCCTCCTTAACGAAAGATCCAGAAATATTTAATTTGTAATTTTCCGCAGTTAACTTTTGGATAGCGTCAATCACATTCTTAGAGCTTACATCTCTCAATCCGCAATAAGGATCTTCATCACAGTGAGGAACAAAAGTTATTCCTCCATCTCCATTAGGACCAAAGAAAAATCTATGTTTAATACCCCACCCTTCACTCTCTGGATTTTCAAGATAATAAATGTTATCTCTATTAGGGTTGGAATAGTAAGGTAATGCAGCACCTGCAATGATCACACATGGTACATTATATCCCCTTGCAATATGCATAGGGCCATTATCTCCGCCAACATATAATGAAGCAGAAGATATGCATTTTACCATTGTATCAAAATCACAATCATGATATTTCTTCGGAGTAAGGTCTGTGGTGACCTTACCTGTCTCAATAACATAGTAGTCATTTTCAAGAAGATATTCAACAACATCTTCGTAATAACTCAATGGCCATGACTTACCATGCCAACCAGATCCGTCAGCACATACAACAGCTATCTTTTTGTCAGTCTTTATTTCGTCATCCTCATCCCAAGATCCACTAACCAAAGACGCATGCTTATCTTTCTGATCATTAAAGTCAATAAAACAAACGTCAGCATAAGCATCTACAAAAGAAGTATTTTCCCTACTCTCATAACTTAAGTCTAAGTCAAACTTTAAGTCTTCATCTTGTTGATCCAAATAATCCTGCGACAGCTCTTTCTCCCCTATCCTAGTAATGGAGTCTGGTTTGTTTTCAAAGTACTCTACTATAGATTCTTTAGAGGTGTAAAGATTGATAACGGCATTTGTGTACTTTTCTCTAAGCTTCTTAATAATAGGCTCGACAAGAAGTACATCTCCCATACCCATTGTTCTCTTCAAAGCAATAGATTTAATATCTTCTGTTGAAACATTGGATTCAATAAGTTCTCTAAGTTTATTATTTCTATCAGAGAAGTAAGAGTTGCCAACAATCGTTGGCCACTTTCTTTCAATAACGACTTCTCCATCAACCATCTTTGTTTCCTCAACTGGTTGATCGGATATAGGTGCACCTAATTTTGATTCGGTCTTTTCACCTGTATCTTCGCCGCTTGACTTTCTCTTAGGATCAACCCAATTAGCTAATGTAATTTCTGGAGGGATGCATCCTCTAATTGCATTCTTGTTCCATTGTTGAGCCACATATCCAGCCAGAAAAAACGGATTACCATTTTTGTCTTGTCTTAAACATTGTGTCCAATCTGTTGCAAGCTTGGAACTATGACAGACCTCATCAATAGTTATTCTATCTAAGTTTGGTGGATTATCTATTCTATAACTAATAACGTTAAAAGGATGATCTCCCAAATTGACATCTTTGTACTCTACATGAGAAAAAGCCCATTGAGCATTCCTGTTCTTTTTGAACTCTTCTAAGTGAGATTGAATGTGTCGAGGATACCACAAAATATTGTTAAGTGTCTTATAAAAAATATAGTCTCCATCTGCAAGATCAATTAATTCCTTAAAGAAGTCAGAAGAGGGGTTTTGTTGCAACCATCTAATATTCAATGATAGTTTCGAACATTCCTCTTTAAAAGATTCTTCAACTTCTTTAAAAGTGGAAACTACTAAGTCTATGTTTTTATGTGTTTGATCAAAAATGTTTTTGATAACGTGTTGAATATTTTTGTTATCAGAGTTTTCTCCTAAGAGAATTACAGTAACTAATTTATCTTCCATGCAACCTCATTATATTTTTATAATGTTATTTAATTTAGTATCAATCTTCTTTAATTCAAAAATTCCAGTTTCATCATTCTTATATGTAACAACAACACTATTTCTCCAATTATCCCAATCAACACTGTACTCACTATTAAGTGCACCGCCATTTTCAGACTTAACTATTTCATTAAGAGCATTAAGAGTATATAGAGTATTGGTTTCTTGCTTTCTGTGGAGTGATATAGTATTATTTATGATATCAGAAAAAACAATGTTATTATTTAATATATTGTAAGTCAATATCTTCTTATTGTTATCTGATATATCTTGAAGAACAAAAATCTTATTTCCTACTAATTGGAAATTATTTTTTATTAGTTCTACAGTGTATCGTACATTGTTATTTCTAACAAATGTAGCAAGTAGTAAATTGTTTGACATCTCATATAACCTCACTGTTAAATTAAAATACTTAATGTATTATAATAAAATTATTAGGAAAATAAAACATTTTTGGGTACTAAAAGTTTTTTTCCTTCTAATTTTATATGGGGAGAAGATTGCTCTGACTTTGATTGAGCAATCTGTGACATATTATATATAGATTTCTCCACAGCAGATTTATTATCGTTATAAGCTTTTGAAAAATAATAATAAATATATATAGTCTGAAATAAAGAAGATAATCTACCATTTAAATAATTAATGCTGGGTTCTTTTGCGGGCATTAAATCTGCAGCTTTTTTAGTAAAACTTTCTTTGTTACTAAACATATCTGTATAGTAAGAAGGAGAAGATATTTTAACTATGGCTGGAAGTTTTTTTATGGAAGAATAGTACTTATTTATTTCTTTAAGTGCATTCTCTCCATCACTATTTAAAATAATTTCACCTCCCTCACCCTCATCAAAAAAATCTTTACGTAATAAATCAGGAATTGAAATATTATTGTTAGGGTCTTCAATAAGTTTTATAAAATTAGAACTTATCTTTCCGTGTTGGCCAGAGGAAAAATAATTACCAGTAACAGGATCTTTTATTTTTGACATTTCAAAAACAACTAGATCTCTAAGTTTACTTCCTTTGCTCTTATTAGTTACTCTTGGTATTCTTACAGTTATGTTTTTTTCCTTTCCTCCAGAAAAAATATTAATCTGGCCTGAGAATTTATTTATACCAGGAAATATAAACTTAAAACCTTGATTGTTACTAACGTAGTCGGGTCGGCCTTCAACTCTTTTGAAATTTGGTATAGTTATATTGCTTCTTTTTTTACCAACAAGAGGTTTTTTTAAAGAAACTGGTATAATATGTTTTTTATTTTTTATGCAATCATAAAAAAAATTATTTGCTTCGTCTATTGTTTTTATTTTTCTAAGTTCTGCAGCTGCGGTGGGTTTTACTAACAATATATCAGCTGGGTTCCACTTATCTAAGCTACCACTTATATAAAAACCTCCCCTTATCCTATTCCATAAGTTTTTGAAAGGTTTATACTTATTTGTTCTATATACTGTCCAATTTTTATCATTTTTTAAAAAACTAACTAACCTATTAGCTTGCTGCTCAAAAGATTTAGATATCCCAGGACTTTTCTTTTCTTCTCTACCAAACCATTTTGTTATAACAGTTGGTTTTGAAATACCACGCGTTTTAAATCCTTTCTCTTTTAGCTTTGAAACAAACGCGTCTTCTAATTGTTTTGCAGTGCTAGCTTCTTCTATCACATCGCCATCAGATTCATCTTTCAGTACATATAAGAATTCTTTTAATATATTCTTATCTAACTCATTCATCAAAGTTCCCCAAGTAAGCCATGGCACAAGAGTTTCTAACATCAGATATAATATCATTAATATTATCTTTAGTTATTTTTTCAACAACAGACTTTCTAAAAAAATAATTATCTTCTGCAGATAGTATTCTGTCGTACTCTTCTTTAAAGAGTTTGTTAAACTCTTCAAATCTACTGCTATTATGTATAGACTCTATAATATCTTCTGGCAGAGTGTTAATAAAGTGTTCTGCTATTTCTTCTATAGTATATTCTTTTTTAATACTATTCCATTCTGATTGCATTTCCATCAATCTATCTCTAAGCATAACTTTACCATCTTCTGGTGTATAAGTTCCACTTATTACAGAATTTAATTCATCTACTATAGCTCTCATTACATTAACTAATGTGTTCTTGTTTTTAACTAGCATATCTTTGTACTGCTGATTATCGCCAGTAAATATATATTTGCCATTATTAACAGATAGATATATTAGTCCCTGTTTGCCAGATCTAATCTTATTATTAATATGACTAATGAGTTTATTATATGCTATACTAAACTCTTTATCGTTATGTATATAATGTCTTCTTATATCAAGCTTGATATTATCTAGTAACCATTTATATAATAATAATATATTACTAAGTGTTTCGTACTTATCTAAGGGGCTTACTTCTTTGCCGTTCTTAGGGTCAAACTTATCTGCTTTAGTAATTTTTTTATTTATATAATCTCTAAACTTATTTATTATATTATTTTTATTTATTATATAATTCATTTTATATCTCTTATTTAAAGCTTTACTTTATATAAATATAAAACTCAAAGGAAGGGCTTTATATAATAATGCACTTTGTAAACTTTGTAAACTCATTATCCAATATTTATTTCATCAACTACCATATTGGATGGTATAGAGGTGATATAATTTTGGAATATCTCGGCATCTGACAATGCTGAATTAAATACTCTAGTTAAACCAACCGAGCCTGTCATAGAGGAAAGAGATTCGGAAGGATCTATTCCTACGTATATTCTAGCGTTGGTTGACATTTGCAAACTTGACATTGAAGCTGATATACTTTCTTGACTTCTAGCTAATGTAACAGGTGTACCGTTTATAAACAATGTAGCTCCTGATGTACTAGACAATTCTCTCATATCAACTCTTGCAGCAACGTGCATCCACGTACCCATTGGTGTATCTTTCAACGTAGCATCTGGTTCTTCTGCAGATCCGATAACAAACTTACCTGCAGAAATAGAATCTGTCAGTGAATTATGATTCAATGTGTCTAATGTTAAAGCTCCTTTGTCTAAAGAAAGAGAAAATTCTTTTTGAGCATTACCTATTGTTATTATGTCTGTAGAGGCTGTTGAATTAAATTTTACGTGGGCCATAACAGTCATACCGCTAGTCCCTACGTCAAATGTACTAAACAAAGTGCTAGTATCACTCTTAAGATAAGTAGGTTCTGTAGATGGAGGTGCACCACCTTCAAGTCTGAAAGCACCATCAACTGGGCCTGCTTCCCATCCTGTTATACTTCCGTCATCAAACTGTCCACTGCCATATCCTTGGCCCAATATATTTAAATGTAAATCGTTACCAGACCTATCTCTTATCGATGTAGCAGAAAGTGAGGAACCGAACTCACCCAATTCTTCTCTTGCATAAACGTATTGAGATATAAGAGAATCACCCTCTGCACCTGTTGTGTTTAGACTATACCCTTGAGGTCTGAACGCATTACCTATATAGTTAAAATTTTCTAAATTAGGAAATCCTGTAAGTACAATATCTCTATAGAACAACCCCAACTCTTTAACAACAACATCCATCCTATTATACTCTTCATCCTCTCCCATGTATATACTATCTCTTTTATATTTTTCTAATTGAGTAGTGATTATGTATTCTGTTGGTTCAGATGTTGCTGAGCGAGGTTCTTCTTCTTGGGTCACAGAAAAAGCTGATAAAGAAGCAGTACTTATAACTATAGACATAGCGCTTATTAACTTAGAGCCAGTAACGGAAGTAAGTCCTTGATCTGTACTTACGAATAAAGATAGAACACCCTCTCCAGCTGTTAGAGAGTCCTCTACAGTAGAAAAACTTGTTGGAATGTCAATACTCTCTTCTTTTGATCTCCTTAGCCTAATCAAAGACATAAAATTATTACCAGTTATGGCAAGGTTATTTAATAGAGAGTATATAGGTTGGTGAGGATAATCGCTCTTGTTTGTTAAAAATTTTACTTTATTTTCTATTGCAAAGCTTTTAGATTCCATAATAATTAACCGTACTTTCTTATCATTTTTATAAACTCTGGTGCCGCAGTTGTACCTCTTTTAGGACTCTTACCCTCTAAGTCATAATATACATTTGAAAGATTTTTTTTCATATTGGTAGATACTAATTTTAACAAATGTCTTACTGCATAACTTGAAACCTTTTCTTTGTTAAACTCAGCACCTAATTCACTGTCATCAAATCTACCTCTTATCCAACCTTTTTCAAGAGCTATAGAATATATATCACCTCTTCTTTTTTCTATATCTGGAGTAGCAGCTTTTTTATTTTTATAACCAAATTTATCAATGTTTTTGTAGAACCAGTCACTGTGCTCTAAATTTCCTATATTATTTATCTTTCCATTAGGAGCTATCCAAAAAGACCAATGTGCACCGGCCGCTTCTATTATTATAGTGTTTATTACTTCTATTAATATTAATCTTCTATCTTCCAATTTACCTCTCCACCATATCTTACATCTTCTGGAATTATAGGAGTTATAGGTTCCTGTCCTTGATGTATATGCAAGCCATCTACTAAAAACAAAGCGTCACTACCTAAACTAACAACATCCACCGTACCTGTTCTATTTTCGCTAGGATCAATAGCCTTATGTCTTAAATACACAGACTCCCAAACAGCTCTTTCTAAATAAGCTGTTGTTGACAATGTATTTGTTGTCTCCCCAATTGTGAAAGATATTTTTGCACTGGGTGAACCACTTAAGCTTAATAGTTTTAAATGAAGTGTATAATAGTTATCATCATAAATATAAGGGTTGTAAGGTATAGTGTGTCTGGCTCCAGTGTAAGCTGCAGAAGAATTTACTCTTACAGCTGAAGAACCAAAATATATATTCTTATCTTCGCTGATAACAGTTGCGGCGCCAGTTGAAGCCCATACATTTCCCGGTATAGTTAAAATACTTCTTGAACCAGATTCTAATTTTATAGTATCGTCTTGAGGATATAATAAAAATTGTCCACCATGATCAACTGTTCCTCCTTTGTAATAAATTAAATCACCAGAGGCCGATAAACCCATAAATATAGACAAATCGGTA